TCAGGTACTCAAGAGCCACGTCCAAGGTCAGCCGGTCGTCACCAATTTTACCGAGCCTTTAGGGTCAAATAAAAAATGGCTAGTTGTTCGACGCCTTAGAATCAGGCGTCAGTGACACTAGCCAAAGTCACTTTATGCACTATGGTATTTCAAGCTTACCATCTACTGAAAAAGAGGGTCAGTAAATGATATCCCCCACTGCTGGATAGCATCCACGTCAGCATAGTCACCGGGGAATATTCCCTCAAGTTGCCAGCCGTTACGCTGCATACAGTCAACTTGCCATGACTTAGGTGTGATATGGGTGTAAAGCTTACGCTCTACGCCCATCAGCCCCACCCGTAGATAGGTCAGAATTGCCTCCAGAGACTCATAGTATGTTGCAACAAGTGGCTCTATTTTGGTCAGCAGGCCGTCTTTTGGCAGCACGCCAACCACTCCGACGACATCGGAACCGCTCACTGCAACAAATAGGCACCTAGATTGCAAGCCCAGATCGCTCTCGGAAATTAGCTCATCAATCCATCGCCAGTCAACCCCACTGAAGGCTTCACCCATCTGGGATGCGATAAGCTCAAAGACTCTGTCGCTATGAGGCCAATCACCAAATGGCACCACTTCTACCCTGGACAAACTGACTTTCGCTTCGCCTAAAGGCTTGTGAAGCATAACCTCCTCAATGCCCAGTTTATACTGCTCTCTCGCCGTTCCAGCAACACAAAAACCCTTTCGGAGAAAGAATATTAGCGCTCTTTGATTTGGCTTAGCCACAGTGCAATACACCCGACTAGCACCAAGTCCTCTGGCAAATTCTTCAGTATACTCTAGTAGAGCACTACCAATGCCCAGCTTTTCGCGATACTCTTCGCTCACGATCAGTGGACCTATTTTTACTGATGACTGCACGAGTCGATTCTCAACAACTCTTACAAACCCAGCCGATCTACCGAAATACTCAGCAATAAATACTCGCTGTACGGGTATCGTATCGACAAGGTAGTCAATTCCGCCCTGTACACTAGCGAACATATTCTTCGCTCGTGCGTATTGATTGCCAGGGTAGAAAGGACTAAGGGCCCTTTCCATGAGTGATACCACGGAATCAAGATCGTCTTGATTCGCCTCTCGAATCAAAATACCATTGATCAATGTACACCTTCCTGAATTGGTCACGCCCCCTTGACGCGACGGGATAGGACACTTGATATTATATCATCAAATAAGCTCGTATTCAACTCCAAGTACGCTGCCTACTCTCTGGTCGCCTAGTGGATAAAATTTTATTGAGCACTAGCCCAAACCATACTTGGTGCGCGGAGCGGGAGTCGAACCCGCACGCCTTGTGGGCCCCAGATTTTAAGTCTAGTATGTCTACCAGTTCCATCACCCGCGCGTATATTTCTAGTATACTATAGAAACAATCTGTTAATTACTCCGTAAATCGTAATTTTCCAGATTGTTAAAGTGAAAGGCTCGTGACGACAATCATTGCTGTCCTTACCCTGACGTTTTCATTGTAGCAAACCTAAAGCATTTTGTCAATACGTCAGCTAAACATTCACGATCTCGCCCCTTATACAAGCCGTACTGGCATGTGCATTTGCTGCCAATTCATAGTTTTTTATCTCGTCCCAAATCTCGCACATATCGCCGTCCAAGTTATGCAGATACCGCTGCGTTACCTGTAGGCTTGAATGCCGCAATAATCTCCTCACCACATCGACGTCAGCACCGCGCTTACGGATGTCAGTCGCAAAGCTGTGGCGCAATTCGTGTAGCTGAAATCCCTCAAGCCCCGCCTCACGAAATTGTCGCTGTATTTTCTTACGGATGCCGTCAACAGTCAGTGGCTCAAAGTAATTACGCCTTGTAGTTTTAATCCACATATAATCTATCACGCCAGCCGCCCTGATCCACGCGTCTAACCGCTCGCGTGTTGTGTCAGAAATGTACACCCAGCCATCCTTTCGTCCTTTGCCCACTGTATAAATCGTGCGGCCATTCAAGTCGCTCAGGCGTAAGTTCGCGAACTCCTGTGCACGCATTCCTGTGTCGAAAGGTACGCGGATCATCACCTCGGTAAGTAGGTCATCGCATTCATTTAGCACCATCGCAATCTGCTCAGACGTGTACCATTTTCGACGACATGGAACGGGCTTTGGCTTCACCACCATCCGCGTTTTAATTCTCATAGGGTAGTTCATATCACGTAACCACACTATCCACGCCATGATTGTAGCGACGTTGGTTCGTAATGTTGACGAGTTGCACGCAATGCCAAAATACCCTAGCGCCTTTTTCTCGATCCACCAATTTAACTTTTTGTTTGTCAGTTCCGACATGTCTTCAATACCTGTTTGAACAATAAATCTGCCCAGTACGCTGCGTTTTGTCGCCATGGTCGAGGAGGTTAACTGTTTCACATTTACGCACCACTTCAGGTAAGCTCGCAACTGATTCTCTGCTGGCGTTCGTTTTGTTTTCATCGTAAAACTCCTAAATATCTCAACGTGTCTATATAGATCGTTATAACCATTGGAATATTTATTCCAAGTCTATATAGACCGTTTTTGGTTAATTATTATGAAAAATCACCCATTATACCCTCCATTTTTTAAGCCAAGCTAGCTTTTTAGACAAAATTATTCGCCTAATTTGTGCCAGCTGGCATTGTCTGCTTTACAAATAGCGTTATTGGTTGTCTAATACCTAGCGGCAGACACGCAAAAATCACGCCGCTAGATCTCTCCGGGCGCTACCCTCCATTTTTTAAGCCAAGCTAGCTTTTTAGACAAATACCCATATCGCCATACATCTGCGACATCTTCGCTCTACCGTTATAATTCATATCTCGTCTGGCTCTTTCCTCCATTTTCCGTTGTTTCTTCTCTTGCCGCTGCCGCGCCAGTTCGTTGATCGCTCTGGCGATTCGGCTGCGCATCCACAGTAGCGACTGCTCCAGATTTTTAAGCGACCAAACCGATGCGAGATACCGCTCAGGGTCGCGTTTAGTTTTTGCTACTTCAACTGATTCGTCGAACTCTTGTTTGTATTTCTTTTGCCGATTGCGAAACATTGGCAAATATGCGTCATCTTTGATTAGCTCTGACGCTTTGCCGAGGTGTTTGCGCATCGCAGTAATTCGTTTGTTGTCTAAAACGAACATGTAAATTACCCTCACTTATTTTTGATATAAGTTTGAGGTCAAAAAGAGAAAACCCCAGCAAAAAACATTACTGTTTTACTGAGGTCTCCCTTGCTCGATTGTTGTTCTCTATTAATATAGCAAATTGCGACCACCTAGTCAATCAAAAACCGCCTCCGAGCTTTCGAGGCGGTTTTAACTCAACTATAAAGTAATCCTTTATAGTTTAACCTTTTGCCACTGGCGGCGTCTTGCCTCGTGGCTCAGTCAACAATTTGCCAGTTTTCGGGTCATGCCAGCGACTCAAGCCTGGGACGCTGTGTGCGTCTACCAGGCGCTGCAAGCAGTCGTTGTACATCGAGCCTGAGCTAAGCTGTGGCGTGGTCTTGCCGACGTGTAGCGTCACGCAGCCGCAAGCCTTGCACTCGCGAAAATACAAGCTGGATTTGGTGATGGTTATTTTCTGTGGGTAGTTCATGGATTGATCCTTTGCCCTGGATAAATCAACCCACGGTTGGTAATCCCATTTCGCTCAGCCAGTCGCTGCGTGTAGCCTGAATTACCGAACAGACCGCCTGTACCGTTATGCCAGCCGTTACGCAAAGCAATATGTCCGAGCGTATCGCCGCGGCGTACGACGTAGCTACCAGTGCTTCGCTGAACGTAGCCTGTCGAAGCCGGCGCGCTAACTCGTGGAGCTTGCACTGCTACGCGTGAGTTGACAGCCGCCTGCACTTCGGCTGGATTATAGCCTGCCGCCTGCAACCGTGCTACGCGGTCATTGCCGCTGCCGTACGCACCCCTCAATACATCAGCTATCACTTGATTATTCACTGTTTTTGAGCTAACTGCTGGAGCGGCTGGCGCGCTAGCGGTGCTACCATTTGCCCAGATGTTTGGTCGGTAATAGCCGATAATCGAGTTGCGATAGCCACCAAGATCCATCAAGTTAAACGCGTTGCCGACGTAGATATTGCCTGAGCCTTGGTTCTGTCCGAAGAACTTGCCTTGGTAATACATAGCAACGTGTCCATATTGTCCACCACCGAAGATTGCCCAGTCCCCATCTTTCATACCAGCTTGGCCAGAGTGCCACGTAAAGCCGAGTGCTTGGATTTCACCGACTTGGTTGGCGTAGCCACTTGCACCGCCTGTCCGTGTCACCACGACGCGTCCTGAAAGGCTGAACATAAACTGCTTAAAGCCTGCCACACACTGCAATCCATAGCCCTCGTTAAAGCCGCGGCCGTTCATGGCGTTTACGAATGCCGCAGGACTAGATAGGTCGGTCTTGTAGTACACGCCAGAGCCCATTTGCGCTAGCTCTTTGTCGGTCGGATCGCAACCGGAGCCTTTATCTTGTGGTGCGTCAAAGCCAAGCATACTTGCTACAGCTCTGTCTCCTTGCTCCTTAACCTTACACAGAGCTTTTTTCTGAGCTTCTGAATACTGAGCTTTATTGCCATCAAATGTAATACTACCATCGGGTGCTTTCTTGCCAAATACAGCGAACAGCACAATGACAGCGAAGATAAACGCTAGGCAGACTATGGTTAAATGATTAACCAAGAACGCTGCTATATTTTTACGAAAAGATTTCACTTCTGAACCTCGCTTTCGTCAATTCTTTTTTGAACAGTCGTTCCTCCGAGGATCATGCTAATAATGGCGGCACCGACAACCAGTGTTGAAGCTATTTGCTCGCCAAACTGCTCAAATCCCCATATCTTGCCTAAGGACGTTGCACCATATGCAAGTGCTGTACAGGTAGCAGCAAGTATTGACAGCTGATATTTAATTTTCTTTTTAGATTTCATATTTGACCTCCTTGTCATCTATTTTCTCTTGACCGAACAGTTTCGTTTGTTATATTCAAATCGGTTTTCAACCGCTCGATCTGCGATGATTGTGTTACGTATAACGCCCAGATAACGACAAGCATCAGTGCGCTACTAAATGCAGCTGCAATATGCTTATCCATAAACCGTTTCATTTGACCAGTAAAAGTAGCCTCATTAATACCTAGGGTCTTTTCGATTGTATTGAGTCGTCCGGACTGCTGCTCAACGAGGTCAGCTAACTTTTGATATTCTCGCCGGCTAACAGAGTCTTGATTTCGCACAATATCTTTAATTTCAATCACATCTTCTTTAATGTGCTCAACATTCGCCTGCAATGCTCCGAATTCTTTTGCTGATACGTCCGTGTTGTTCATAATTTTTTCCAATAAAAAAGCGACCACGGCTCGTGATCGCAATTTCTTATACCCGTATTATACCATAGACCAAACTAAAATCCGAACAGGTACGCGAGGCAAAGCACCTCCGCAAACCCCCGCGTACCAGCTCGCATTTCTGATAATATTTTAACATAAGCTCCGCGTTAAAATCTATTACTTTATATATGTCAACACCAAGCTGAATTCGCTATTGCCCCACGAATACGAAGAAATGAAGCGCAGTTGAGTTTTTGTGATCAAAGACAGTCCTAGTCTCTGATTGTCCTCGATGTGCGGTATCAGCGATTTTTGTGGAGAGGTCTTGAGGTTGCCTCCTAGTGCGATCGACCCGCTAACAGAGATAATCTCAAAGTTATCCGTCAATCCGATGATTTTATGATCAAAGAAAATGTTGGTGTGTTGAACTATATTGATTTTCCCTCTGACGACCTTGCGGTAGATCGGTCTACCGTCATACCACCTTTTTCCAGTGTCCACTTCTTCCATACAGTAATCACAGATAGATGGAGCCAGATGTCGTGGCTCAATTGAGCCATCCTTGATAGTATCAGAGTTCACTCTACCAGGGTGAAGTACTGTCATTTTACGCAGATCGGTAATATCGCTGGTTAAAACCGATGTGGCTCCTGTGCGCTTCAGAACCCTAGCCAGTATTATGAATGGGTTCGCTGCCCCGATAGCGGCCTGAATTGCCGATGTGGTGGGGTCTGATGGTACGGTAGCTGGAGCGCCGGATACCGCCTTCAGCTTAAATACATCATTGGTATTGTCTGTCACGGCTATACTGCCAGCAACGTCGCGATCAACATAGGCTACGATTAATGTGTTTGTTGGATTTGATGGCGACGCCGCGCCTACACTGACCGTCTCAGTCCCCGCAATATTGATGTCGTACGATGGATCTTTTCCGACCGAAGCCGTCCCTGCCTTAACGGTGACATTCATGCCGCTACCAGCCACAACCTCCATGCCATTCGCCACCTCCCCGTCAAACGCGTCTCGCAAAAACTGTGTCAGAGCGGCCGGGCTGTGCATGCCACCGCCGTAGTTGAAAACTCGTCTTGTCATCTCATATTTCCTTTCCGCGCCCGCCAGGAAGGGCCAAGAAAAAATTGCCACCAAACGGTCGCAATTTATCGATTCTATTATACCACAGACAGCGTTCCTCTACCTGTCGCTACGACAAAAAATTTGAGTCGAATAGCTTCGTCGCCATAATAATTGACCCGAGCCTTCCATCGTTGCGACTCAATGTCTTCTGCGAAATCTCTAACTACGAACACCTCTGGGCTGTCCTGTGGACGGTCAATATACTCACCTTTTACGTATATATCGAACCCCGCAGATCTTTTGCTTCTTGGGCTAAAGGTGATGTCAAATACTAGTGGATTTTGAACGGTAGCCCCTGTCGGCACAACTCCCTCAAAATCCCACTCATTAGAGCTACCTACCAAAAATGTTGTTATAGAGTCAGCACCAACAATCTGCAGCTCTTTTCTTTCGCGCTGCTTTCTCTCCAGTGTCAGCAGATTGCTGATGATATTCGGTTGTGAGCCGATTCTATTTACCACCATGGTATCCACTCCTCATAATCAACCGAGCACTCATCGTTTGCTATAATTTGAAACTTTAGATAGATTGGTTGCGTCTTTTGTCCTTTTACTGGCACGAACCATCTCTTCACATTCGATTGCTCTGGCGGCAGTGGAATGTCTATAACGTCAGTAATCGCCCACTCGACACTAGACTTAATAGCCAGACTTGCAACCAGGTTGCCAGAATTCAGTGCTCTAGCGCTTACTATGCACACTGCCCAGCCCGTATCGTCTGCTATTAGTCCCGGCCTAGACGGCAGGACTGACATGTCCCACCGATTTTTGGTTTCGGATATCTTTGCGACAATCTGATCAGAGCCTATGATTTGTGGCGTCTTCTCGTCCTCAAGCTCGCGCTCTAGTGACTTTATCTCTGCGATGTAGTCGTTGATACAAAGTCTACTCTTAACCATATAGCCCTACCCTCACAGACGTGTCCCCTTTATCAGTGCTCCGCAAACGAAAACGTACGCGTAGCTCGACCTCTTCGTCGCCTGGGGCTTTATAAAAAGCCTGAACCCGATATCTGTACTTCAACCTTTTTTCCGAAAAATCTATCGATCTCTTAAGGTGTCCGACCGAGAACACTGAACGACCAGAGGTATCTTCCTTAGAGCGAAAACATAGTCCTTGCCAGGGGCTATAAAAAGGCTCCCACTCTGTGCCGCCAATAGATAAGGACAAATAAGGATAAGCCACAGGTGAATCTTGATTCTTTGGAATGTACTCCATATCCACAAGCAGTGATTTTATGTTCTGCTGCGCACCTGTGCCGGGCAGTTTGGCAGCTTGGGTGTGTGTCACTGTTTGGCTGCCGTCAATGAAGCGGCGTACAAACTCAAATCTATCCCATAAATTATGCTCAGGCACTTGGTACGTCTGCACTCCTGACTTCACGCTGGTTAGCTGTGGCGTAGCTTTCATCTCAACTTGTCGAGCTCTCAAGCGCGCCAACATGCCAACGACGGTCTGTTCTTCTAGTTCTGTCAGCCTATTCATTCTCTTCCTGCTGTGCGATGACATCGTCGACGTTTAAGTTGTCAAAAGTCAAAGTCACCTCCTCCGCATCGTTTTCGTCTACATTGACCTCGATTTTTTCGATACGATAAAACCCTCGAATGTGCTCAAACATGATATAACCGCTCATCTCAGCGTAAATAGTGTCACCAACCCCAATGTCGTTCAAGTCTAACACTCCATCGGCTAATGTGAAGCTCGGCAATTCGCGAACGTCTTTTAACATCTCCAGTATGCCGTTAGTGTTTTCTTGCAAAGTCTCTTCACGAATGACAGAGTTGAATGTAACGATTTTCTCACGACGATACAGCGCCTTACGCGAATATGGATCGGTAGCGAATGTGCTAGGCGCATCGTCGCCATTGCCGCTGCCAATCCCGACAATATAGTTAGCCAGGCTATCCACGCTACGTTCAAACCCGAAGCTTGCAACGTTGCCAGGGTAAACCAGTCTGATATCCGGCCGATAACTGCCCATCGCATCAAACGTATTGAATTTTTTGTCTGGCGTGAACTGAAAGTCTGGCCCGTTGATCACGTTGCTTAGTCGTACTAGAAAATCCTTAACATTAGCGCGTTTTTGGTGACGTTGGCGCGGATTTTTGCCAAGCGACGTGAACTTGCCGCGTCGAATACCAAAATCACCATCTTGCTTACCCTGGTATTGACTTATTACACCCCAAGCAATGTCACCTTGGCGAGTCTTGTCATAATCAGCGTCCACATAAGCGTCTTTGAAATAATTGAGATAGCCAGTGAAGCTCAGCTCAATATCAACTGATGGGTCATTCGGCGAAAATGCTGCTTTAATCAGGTGTGCGCCGACCCTATCCTTGCCGTTTCTCACGATCCTAATGTCTGTTGTGCCGACATCCATAAAATCGTATGGCTGCATACCAGTCTTCTTGACATACTCTTCATATTTCGCCAAATCCATCCGAAAACTAACCGTCTCAGTAGCATTTCGCTGCTCAGTCCATTTTAGCCCCTGTGCCAAATGGCGGATATCACCGAGGCACTTCCCATTCTTGCTATAAACCTCAATCTTATACTCTGCCATAGCTTAAATTCCTATATAACCGCTCCTAAAGCGTAGTTCGGCCTCCGTCTGCTCGTCTTGCTCGTCGGTCTGCAACTCAATACTGTTGTCACCAGGTGTCAGTCCCCAAAAGCTCGAGCCTGCTGCCTGCGAGTCGTACACATTCATCCCATCCAAGACGATCGTCTTATTTTTCATGTCAATTTCTAACTCTCCGCCAGCGCCAACGGTTAAAATAAGCTCCATCGTCTGATTTGTTGTACGGTTTATCAGTTTCGGATTAGTGGCTTTGGTATGGATGATTATATTTGGTAGTATCGTCTCGTTTCCGGAGTTATTTATTGTGGCTGGCTGCTCATCTGGGCTGATATACAGCGGTAGCGTGAATGGTATAGTAAATCCGCCCTGACGCGTCTTGCGGATTGTCGCCAACAGCTCGCCGTCGCTATTGTCATAGAGTAGTGGGTCGTCTGCCTTGAGGTTGATTTTCCATTTCACTAGATTGAGTAGCTTTTCGATTGGCATTTCAACACCGATAAGTACCACCTCTGTCGAATAAACTTGACCGCCAGGCGTCACTACTCGAAGCGTACCTTTATTTTTTACCAACTGCGCTAGAATCGTGGCGAATTCTCGGCGCCGCTCCTCAGTCTCGCGTACTGTCCTGCCAAAAATCCGCCCGCTAAACGAAATGAAGCGTGGCTCATACAGCTGTTTTGTTGTCCAGCCGCCATTTCGTCCTAAGTTAGTCCCCTGCGACGTACGAATTGCAGGCAACCCCGCCAAGCCCTCAATCGGCTCATCCAGGTGCATGCCGATGAGCTGGTCGTTTATCTGAAAATCGTTCAAGAATACTTGCCACATACTCGTCTCCTACGCTTGGCTCAATAAATACCCCAAATCACTAGCAACCATCTGCGCGTCGACCTTATCACGCACGTTGTAGGTGTTGTTCACGGTGATGTGTTTTGTTATTTCGCCGCCCCCGTTATCAGTGCGCCTATTGATTTGCGCCACCAAACTTGCCATTTTGCTTTCTGGCACAACCCATTCATTCTGTCCGCCGTCACCGGCGTAAATGATCGAGCCACCGTTTGTTGGTGGCACGATACCACCGGTTGCTAGCATTGGTATCTTTGGAAAGTTAGGATGCTTACCTCCGAGTCCCGGAACCCAGTCTGGAACACTAAATCCATTCAACACGTCGATTACACCATTGATAGCGCCGATAATTCCGTTGATTGGAGCCTTGACGAATCCGCCAATTGTACCCATAGCGTTACCAATTGCCTTAGCCGCACTACTGACACCGTTAGCGACGCCGTCCCACAATCCACCGAAGAATCTAGCCACTGGTTGAATTACATTTAAGTTAATCCAATTTGCAATTGGCGTAATTACGTTCATCACTCCATTTATAAAACCTCTCGTAGCGTCGACTACTCCATCCCACAGTCCCCTAAAGAAATTGGCAATAGGCGCAATAATATTGGCATTTATCCACTCAACAATTGGCGATATCACGCTCATTATTGCATTGATGATATCAGTAACAACACCCACGACAGTGTCGATAATTGCCGTCACGACTGCCACAATGGTATTCCAAATATTTCCCCAAACTTCAACAATAATTCCGAATACCTGTCCTATCGTTTCAATCATTCCGCCGATAAAACCGATTATCTGCGAGCCAATTCCAATAACTACATCGATAATTCCCTTGATGATATTGAATATCGCTTCCATGATCCTAGCTACAATAGCCACGATTAAAATAAAGGTACTGGAAATTATCTGCCAAATAGTCTGAAATATCGGTGCTACGGTTGCGACTATCGGCGCGAAAAAGCCAACAACTTTTGAAATTGCGTCGCTGATCGCATTGACGATATCGCCAACAACCTTGCCTGCGGTAGCCAGCGCGCCACCGACCACCTCACCTATCTTTCCAGCAACCTCACTAATAGTTCTAACGACCTCGCCGACGGTCTTAGCCACCTGCCCGAAAATCTTTCGGCCTTCTTCTGTCTGAGTAAAAAACCATACAAGAGCTCCGACAACTAACCCGATGGCCGTTACTATCTTCATCAGTGGGCTAGCATTCATGGCTAGAGTGAACAGTTTTTGTGCAGTAGTAGCTATAGTGACCGCACCCTTCCACAGATTAATTGCTACAGTATAAGCTTTGGTAGTGACAGTAGACATTTTGACCGCTAGATCGTAAGCGACAACAGCCCCAGTCAGTACCCCTACGGCAATTGCAACACCAGTAAACACCTCTTTGTTTTCTTTGACGAACTTGACCATATCAGCAACGCCCGTCAGAATGTTTTCTAATGTTTTACCAAATCCTCCCGCCGCACCAGACATATCCCCGCTGCCAAAAGCCTCAATAATTTTGGCAACTCCTCGCACTACTGCGGTTTTAGAGTTCTCTATCGCCGTTTGAATGCCGCCCGTACTGTTCCGGGCCTGCTGCTCAAAGCTCTGAAAACCATTTGCCCCCTCTTTATTCATCTTGGTGAGGGTATTCATGAAATCGTCCATTGATACGATACCGGTGCGCATGGCTGTGCCTAGGGCTGTCGTCATATCGCCGGTGCCATTTTTAACCGCAATCAGCTGCTCCAACAGCTCCTTGCCAGTTGACGACATTGGATTTTTCTTAGCATACTCCTGCGCCTTTTTGAGGTATATATCCAGCGCCGAGCCATTTTGGAAAAAGGCCTGAGCAATTTGCTTCAGCTGTGCTGGCATAGCGCTCTGCAATGCACGCCACTCCATCATGTCCGGCTTACCTTTAGCGTATGCCTGTGAAATCTGCTCAATCGCCGTAGCCTGAATGTCCATTGGTGCACCACCAGCCAGGATGGCGTTGTTTAGCGCCAGAAACATTTCGGTCGATTTACCGACATCACCATTTTTCGACGTCAAGCGCTGCACAGATGCAGCTGCGCTGTCCAATGATGTCGGCAACCCCTTAAGCGAATCGGCCATTCGTGTGATAGCTTTTTTGGACTGATCAGCGGATATTCCCAGATTACTCATAACTTTCGGGAAGTTGTTTAAGATGTCCACACGACGAATGGCGTCATCGACAGAGTTGCTGATCATGTCGAAAGCTTTGTGAACACCGGCAGAAATCAGGTTACCGGCAGCGACTGATACCGCACTACTGATACCGCTGAAAGCGTTTTTTGATTTATTACCAGAGTCGTTCGACTTATCAGCAAACGTGTTGACGGCCGCGCCAGCTTTATTCAAGGCGGAAATAAGCTGAGAGCTATTGCCCTTAATCACTAGAGTAAGCTCATTGCTGGCCATGACTAACTACGCCCTTTCGATATTTTTTCGTAGGACTCGGCTTCTAATTTGCTTTCAACCATACGCTTTGCCACAATCGCCTCTATAATCCACTCTGGCGTGTCTAGGTACTCATCGTATGTCCAACCATATTCTTTCAGTATTCCTGCTATGAATATTGGCTCTGAAACTTTCGATTTAACTCGACACGCACGCTCATAATCTTGCGCAAGCGCGGTTATCCTTTTGGGCTGTCGGATGGGTCCAGAACGCCTTGAATTTCTTTAGAAATAAGTTGAAAGTCTTCAAAGCTGTCAGACTCCATTAACGCCTCAAAAGAGGCTTCTGAACCTTCGGCTCCTTTGTAATTGATCAAGATAGTCTTGATGCCTAGATCGATAGCCGCCTCTTCATTACCTTTAACCTTCACAAAGGCCAACCGCATACGATTAGTGACTCGAGTACGTAGCACCGCCTCGCCTCCGCTCGGTAATTGAATTGTTTTGGTGTCTTGCATGAGTAATCTCCTTAATTAAAAGCGACCACTCTTATGGCAAAAGAAAAATTGCGACCGAAGTGATCGCAACTTATTACTTGTATTATACCACATACCGGTGATAATATTCGTAACATGAGTAGGGAAGTCGAAGTTCACAAAAAATACCTTGAAGCTAAAAACGAGGCTCGTAAAATCCAAGATAAATCAGAGCGCAAATCCACAATAAAGCGGCTTAAAGAGCAGTATAAAATAGATAAGCCGGTTGAGATATACGGAGAATATTTTGGCAGCCACAAAGCGATACAGCGCCACGTAGAAACATTAACTCTAGTTGCCTATAGCGACGGTATAGATTTATATTCTGGCGGCACATTTAATAGACGTAAAGAGCTACTAACAACTATACCGTGGTCTTCAGTGTTGGATTTTTCTTTCAACGAAGAATCTCACACCGAGAACTCAAGTAGAATTACCGCCACCCGCATGGTTGCACTTGGTGTATTTTCATTGGCCGCAAAAAAGAAAAGCGCCGAATCAGACCTTAAGTTGACGTCAACTCTAAAAACAAAAACCGGTGATATTGTTGTAGAATATAAGTCACACATAGATAACACTAAGTCGACAACGGGTACCATGATAAAATCAGTAGACGATAGCCTCGTAAGGTCTAACGGTAAGTTTAGGATATCAGTATTGAATCACACTAGAGATAGTAACTCTGATCAGCCGATCGTAATATAATACAAAAGCCCGCATGATTGCGGGCTTTTTTGGTGTGCGAGATTGTTAGTAGGTGTATTTATTCACCAATTTCGCAGTAATCGACTTATTGAAATCAGCCGTGTTGAGCAACATAACCGCATCAATCTTCTCTGTCGCAATGTCGCTCACGCCGTAACTTGGCTCGTAACCGCTAAATGCCGCCACAGCGATGTCGAACGTCAAGCTGGTATTGGTTTTTGTGCCAGCTTTATTCTTGTCGTCAACGAATGATAGTCGCAAAGCCTTACGCTCATCGTTATAGCTCATCGCACGGTAGGTTTTGTCGCGGTATAGCTTCTCGATGGACACAGACACTTCAAACTCACCGTTCAGAATCTCGCCGTAGGTATCCTTGGAGTCCATAGTTTGCTGTGGCTGGAGATTCTTGGTGATCGTTAGCGTCAGGCTCTTGATGTCTTTTGCTTCAGGTGCGGCGTCAAGCCCTGCCAAATCATCAGCAATCTTAAACATCGCGTGTTTCGGTAGGAATTCAGTGTCATCGATGGTGTATGTCACATTACCACCACTAATTTCTTTGCTCTTGTGCGACTTAAACGCTACCTCTACCTTAGGAAAGTCGTCAGGTGTCCACGTAAACGTTACAGAATCTGCCATAGCGTAGGCAAATTGCGCCGACAGGTTTGGCTCTTTGATTGTCATGGTCGCCGAGATATGGTTGTTGTCATCTCGCAGCGTAAACAGATGTTCTTTGGCGGTAGCATCGGCCTGTACACCGGTGGTGGTCGGCTTCTGTCCGAATGCTAGCGCTAGCCAGTAGTACAGCCCCTTGACCCACAGCTTTGTCGAGATTGAGCCGTCGCCCTCGACCAGCACGTCGGTTTTACCGTTATTTTTGATGATCGTGCCGAGTGCCGACTCGTTCATTTTACTGGTTGGCGAATCCTTAAAACTTATATCTAAGTGCGGTGCCCCATACGTTGGCGCTACCGCCTTGCCCTTGTCGTTCGGATCTTCCAGTCCGATACCGACGGCAACTTTTCGTCCTGAAAATGTTGGCATTTTCTTTCTCCTTTGTTATTACCTAGGTAACAAAAACGCCTCCCGCAAAGGGGCAAAAGAAAAATTGCGACCTTCGGAGACCGCAATTTGTTATCCTAATTATACCACAATCACGATAATAGGTCTGGACGGAATTGAGCGTGTTTAACCTTGAATCGTACGATGGCCTCGGCGGTGAACAGCCCCTTATCACGCGGTGTCGCGTCAAACTCAACTGTTGTTTCATCGCCAGCATCAATCCATAGCCTTTCCCCTGGATCTTGATTAGCTCTCAACGCGCCGATAATACTGCCCTTTCGTAGTGTCATATCGTCGTGTCGTGCCGCCACTAACCCCACTAGCTCAAGATGGCTGCGAGCGTCTGTCCCTTGATTGAAATCTTTGGTCATATCTACAACCACACACAACACGATCGCCATATTGCTCTCGACTTCGCCGCCGGCTGAATCGTGAATCTCATAATCATTATCAAAACTAATAAACGCCATCGGCCGTGTCAGCTGGCTTTTGTTTATGACAACGGGGTCGCCATAACCGTACCGCCCACGCAGGATTGCCGGGCCGTCCTTTTCTAGAATGTCCTTGATCTGCTTAAGTATTGGGTCAACATATTTTGCCATGGTCTTTCCTCCTGTTACATTATGTGGCGCTGGAATATACGCGTTATTTCTCTTGCTTGCTGTTCCTCAATCGCCATCATTACGCGGCGTGGCAGATATTTGCGTGGCTGGCGCGACTGGTGATACTTAAAATACGGACGCAGGTTGGATATTTCTGCTTGCTTCGTGTATATCCTGCTGCGAAAACCACGCCGCATCGCGCCAGTCTTCTCAAGCATTCGCCACGGATAAGCTTTTTTGCGTCGCTTCCACTTACCCCACACACCACCGTGCGAGCCAAAGTTCTGGTCGATGACTTTCATCATGTAATCTGCGGACTCTTTGAGCGGCGCCTGCAGATTTTTAGCTTTGCGCCCACGTGTATCTAAATCCCGCAAGACTTCTTTACGTCCCTCGACAGAGAATACTAGCTGCAAGCCCATCGCTTAATCCTCGCGCTCGTAGCAATCGTCATTATGTGGATGTCGCCTATCTGGAAAATCGCCGAACAAATCGACGTCGCATCGCACACCAACAGCACCAAGTCCAGCGCTCAGATCATTGCTGCCGTCACCGCAAATACCGCCAGATTTCACAAACTCTTGCATATCCTGTTTTACGACCTCGAGCCGCTTATACCCATCTTTGCTCGTGCCCTCAATGTCTTGGTTAAAGCCGTATTCACGGATCAGCAATCGAGCGGCGGCATAGTTAGTGCACAGCTCCACCACCCTGCCCGGGATATCACGACCATATTTACCATACGGCGCACAGGGGTCGACGCCTTCCATGCTCTTATCAATCCAAGCCATTGCCGCCTTGCGAGCCAGTTCGACCACGCGCAGCGGCACAGAAGCGTATGAATAGTCAATTGTCACTACCGAATCATTCTTTGGCGCTTTTTCTAGTTCAATCACGCCAAATGCCTCGTTTACGCTAACAGCCTTAACTGGCACACCGTCAACAAACACGATAAAATCATCAACAGTGACTGTATCGTCGAAATTACGATCGGTGATAGGCTTGCGATCGGTTGTAAATGTTGTATTTATTCCATCAACCACGCCACTCAAAGCTACGCCATTTTCAACATGGTGTAGCCCTGCCTCCTCGAGTATATCTTGTAGTGTTGTGTAATACGCTGTCATTTGCAATTTATACCTTTCTCATTCTGGCAGCGGAAATACTCCTATCCGCTGCCATGTCAGAAAGCTATTCGCTTTGCTCAGAAAGAATGTTTTTAACTTTCTTCTCGGCTGCCTCTTGCGATTTAGCCATTGTTACGCCAAATCCGTCAACCCAGAAGGCTTTTTCAGCTTTCTTGTTTTCAGATTTTGGCTGGCTGGTCTGCTCTGGAGCTTTCTTGTTTTCAGATTTTGGCTGGCTGGTCTGCTCTGGAGCTTTCTTGTTTTCAGATTTTGGCTGATCTTCCATGACTTCCTCCTAAGAACCCACCGAACCGGCAATTAATCGATAATTAGCGTACGTAGCGTCGAATCGTCCGTCTGTACCCCACGTGTAAACATCTTGGTCTTCCTGTCGATCCTTTAAGATTTGGCGTAGTGGGCCAGTCTTACGGCGCTCGAACACCTCAACCGGCTTGATCTTGCGCCCTAAGCAAGCAACATACCAGCTGTTGTCTGTGATTTGTGGAACAACCTTAATCTTTGCAGTGTGATAATTAGTGTTACTTTCTCCACCAGCGAGATTCTCTTTCTCGATAATGGCACGTGCCTTGCTTTCCATTGTCGGACCAACGATCAGCGTGTCAACGAGATAGCCGAACGGCTTGCCGTTCTCCGTCTTCTGAGTTTGCACTTTCAGTCGAGCAGCCTCATAGTTAGCAGCAGTCAAATCTCCAGTCTGCAAATTCTTGTGTTCGGCAGAGAAGAAATTGTAGCCGTCGGCAGACTTTGTGGTAAACCCCTTGTTAATGGCTTCGATGGATAAAGCTGAATAGATCAACTTGTTTTCAAGAGCCATCTCTTCAATAGCCGTTTTGTAAATACCCAAGTCGTCGTCTTCAATATCCTCGCCGTTGATGGCAACCGACTGCTCCCATTTGCCGATCTTCTGCATCTCAACGCTAAACGAGAATGTGCCTGGACGACGCTCACTCTCCCAACGCCTCATTCCTGGTACAGCGGTCAGGTTCAAGACACGCGCAAAGCCAGATTTATTTGGAGTGACGGCGTACAAGTCTTTTGCAACATCGTCTGTTTCTTCACTCATCGCCTTGCGAAAGACCGTTTTGACGTATAACTCCGCACGGTTGAGCTGTGTAGGATTCAAACTCATCTCCTACTCCTTTCTATCGTAATTTAACCCGAACCGACGTAGTCGATTCTATTTTAGTAATGATGCCAATTGCTACGGCGTCAGAGCCAGCAGCCAACCCAACGGTGTTGTCGTCAACAAGTGCAACACTTTTACCGACATTAGTTTGAACGCCAACCGCGGCAGCACAGTTAAAGCTGACAACACCCTCGGTGTACACACGCACTAGTCCACCGTTTACGGTTTCTTGTGCAATGCCCACGAAGGGTTCCTTCGGCGCGCCTGCATGAGCAAAGCCATTGCTTGCGACCGTCACAGCAGCACCATGAAAAATCTTATTTGTTCCCGCGTCAACTTCAACCAAATCACCAGTCTGTCGGCTGTCGTCTCGCGGAGCTGTTAGATTAGCCATTTGCTATTCTCCCTTTTCCTGACGTTTAGTTTCTTTCAGATCGTCTTCGCTAATACCGAGGTCTGTCAGGGATTTCTCGTCCTCAGTCAGCGACACTTCATCGCCGCCACCGTCGCCTTCGCCGTCAGCTCCTTTCTCGTCGGTCAAGTTCAGTTTTGGACTCGCCTCGATAAACTCACTTAATAACGTATCAACGGTCTTGGTTTCATCATCAGATAGGTGGATTTCAGTGCCTGCGGCCTCAGACAGTGCCATAAACGCATCCTTTTGAGCTGGCACCACCTTGCCATCACTCAGTAATTTGCTAAACTTTGCCTCAGCATCGCGCTTTGCTGCTGCGGCTTCCTTTTCTGCCAGCGCTGCCTCACGATCAGCCAATGCTTTCTCGCGCTCGGACAGCTCATTCTCTTTATCGTCGTCTTTTGGTGCCTCAGCGTCAGCGATTTGCTGCTTCACAGCTTCTGCTTGGTCTTCTGGCACTTCAATCTCAGCACCAGCAGCAACGGTTGCGGTTTTGTCCTCGCCGTCCTCTTGCCATTTGACCTCCACGTCAAATTCGCGGTCATTCTTAACTTTTACGTTCATAGCTTCGTCGTCCTTTCTTTCGTTATTAACTTGGCTATCGCTGAATAAAATCGCTGGCACATCGTCAGCAAGCGGCATAAACTGCTGCATGCCTTTAATGTACGGATCAACCACTAAGCCGACATGCTTGAGCAGTGCTCCAACTCGCTTGCCAGTTCTTTTATCGAGATAGTCAGTTTCAAAGCCCATTGAGACATCGGGTATGTTGTGACTTTTGATAGCCTCAGCTGTTGCATTGTCGCGGATCTCAAGGGTCGCATCGATACCGTCGTCAGTGATAGACATCTCAATCATCTCGCCCTTATTTAACGCTGCCAGTTCTGATGCTGTTTTAGGGTGCCCAAGTGGCACGGCAACTACACCGTATTTGCCGCTGTCAAAATTAGCTTTCATCTCTTCAGCTAATTTTCGATCAAGCTTCATCGTTCCTTTGCCGTTCGGGTTGACATAGTCCCCAAACTTACAAATCTGTTTTTTGAAACGCCTGGTACTGCCAGACTCATCTGCCAGCTCTACTCTTGTATCTCGATTGACAAAAATATACATGCTCATACCTATCTTTCTTGGTATGAATTACGACTGCGTACAGGCGAGAAAGTGGAGTTTTACAATATCAACTGAAATCGTAAATATTTGTATTGCAATGATTCAAGAGAGTATTCACAGAGGGTAACTTCCGGTGCCAAAAGAAAAATTGCGACCTGCACGCGATCGCAATTCATTACGACTATTATACCACAAGGATATGTTAGCAACAACTATTCATTGTTATCTTTGGATTTAATAGCTTCAGGGTGTTCATTAAAGTAGTCAGATTCCATTTGCCAGATGTGGTGTAGACGTCTGGTTGTTTGGCTCGGTTTGTAATTTGGATCAGCAAGACGTTTCTTGGAGCGCTCGTATGATTCGTCAATCTCTCTCAGTAAATCCTCAGTGAGGATACTATCGTTGCTATCATCCAAGTATTTTGTATCGTCTGTCATCTCCACCTCCGCTACTATAACTCCATTATCCCTCTTTGAGAGATTTTTTACAACAAACTTCTTGCCTCGAGATAGTAGGTACTCTCGTTCATTAATTGTTGAATTGACATTATTATCTGCCAATGTTTTTTCAATGTCCAAATATGGCATATTCTTAGGTGCACGAAATACTAGGATGTATTTTTGCCAATCAGCTTTCTCGGCAAATTCCATTGATATGTCGCGGCTTGTCGATGTTGACAGAAAATTAGGGTTGTTTATCTCCTCACCTACCTTCAAAGGCTTCTTGAATCCTACACCGCGGTATAGTAATACGTCGTCCTTCAGAGTCATTCTCTTAATCGCTTTATCTAGCTGTTTTATGTCATTTTCAGCATACGGATTCATAGGATGATTGCCTAGCAGCGCCTGGTTGATATTAATATATCCATTTCCCTTGTACGCCTCAATGCTCGATAGCTCCGCCTTTGTGTATTTTGATGCTCCAGGTATCGTATTTGCCAGCTCAGCTTTGGTTGTTCTCTGGATATATTCCAGCCGCTCAATGAGCTTATTATCAATCCCTGTCACTGCCGGCAACTTATAGCCCTTGTTTAGAGCCGACACTCTTACCCAAATACAGCCACAGTTGATGTGTTTTGGCGGCCGTTGGAACGTAGTTCTGCGTTCGTTGGCAGAGATTACCTTGCCGTCTAGCTCAGCGCAAATTGGACAGGTGTTTTTCTCCATCCGCGCCGACCACTGATAGACAGCCGTGTCATCATCTTCATCAAACGACGCGAAACTATCGTTACGCCCGTCATTCATACCTTGTGAGATAATAGTGCCTTTAGTGCCGAGCACCGCTTGAGTGATCCAGGCACTCGTCAATAATCCTACTGATTCAAGCAGCGCATGGCGGGTGGCTTCGCCAACATTGTTAGAGCTGATAGCATCGACAACATCCTCATCAATATCGTCATCATCAGCCAGGTTGATTGGTTGCTTCAACTTCTCGCCAGCGATAATATTGCGCACGTCTTCGGTCTGCATGTTGATAATAAAGTCAACATATTGTTTCTCGCGTGCCTTGAGTTCCTTCTTCAAGGCTGGTGCTGGCAGTTTCTGTTCATCTGCCGCGGATAATTTACCATAGTTGTAAGCCGTGCGATATTGTTTTGCCAGCAGTGCAGAATAGCTATCTGGCAACGTAAACTCCTCATCGAGTGAGATATTAGCTACCGCTTTACGCAATTCCTCGGTCGCTGCGGTTTCAAAACTCGCCTCCTGTTCAGCCATCCACTTTTCGATCGCGTCAAACTTGACCCGCTTCTCGGCGTCGGTCATCTCACGGTCGACTGCTACGTGCTCATGAGGTTCAGGTGCTACTACTTCACTGGAGGTACTGTCGTTCTCACCTAGAAATTTGCCGGCGTCGCCGCCAGAACCCCCATCTTTGTCATCATCCACGTTTTTGTTCTCTTTGCCAGCGAGCTTGTCGTCTTCCGCGTCTTCCTGTCGTCGTTTTTTAATTGCTTCTAGGTCAATGCCAAGTCGTGTCGCTGTTGATTCCTCAATTCCAGCAGCAATATCATCCGACACCTTGTCTTTTTGCACAAGCAACTTGAACGCCTCAAATACCGCCGAGATAATCGACTCATCCGGTGTGTCAAAGTGAAATTCTGGATAGTGTCGCTCAGCAAAATTCAAGTCGATGAGGTCGGCGATGAGGTACTGATTGATATGTGCCTCCAGTAACCGCATGACACCGGTGATAGCCGTTTGCAACAGATCTTTTTGATTGGTGCTCAAACTGTACGAGCCGACATTGCTTGCCGAGCCCTGGGTTGCAGTTAAAATAACGCTTGCGTGAAACGCTCTCGCCATCTCAGAATTCTGCCGCTCAATCGATTGGTGTGGATCGCGACCCTCTGTGTTCAATACATCAAGTTCGTAACCGTATGGCAACGATGCTACGGAATTGTGCTTGCCGAGCCTCCCTAGCACCTCAAGCGCCTTGTTGCGCGCCTTTTTCAGCTGGTCGGAGATGACACCGTCAGCAGTGCGTCGCAAAACTTTCGGTTTGATGGCGTCAGCCTGCAAAGCAATACTATCCAGGTACTCTAGTCGCCGCTTCTTATCATAGCGTGGATACAGTGGCTTGAACGCGCTGCGTCCATAAAGATAGCTTCGACTCTTGCCATACGTAAACAGAAAACACTTCTGTGGTGGCAACATCACATCATGATAGACGCCGTCTACACCAGAGGCTTTTTGCCTTGCCCCGCCAAAGCCACCCTCACTATCGCGAATAAGCGTTAAAGTGGTGCTGTCTCGGTGCGCCAGCCGTTTAATTACTAACTTATCTCCGCGCACCTCATAGACCTTTTCAAATAGTGCAAACCCTTCATAAATCGCGGCTAGCGACTGGTCGATGAACAAGCTCATCGGTGTCTGTATTCCGCCTTTATGCGGTGGCTCTAGTAGATTGCGTCGCACAAACTCAGCTTGAACTTCCATCTCATCGTTACTGTCGGCGTCAATATGATACGTTGCCGCCAGAATACTCATGGTAAAGATGTTATACAGCGCTTCAACGGTCGTGTCGTTGTCGAGCATTTTGCGGTAATCTTCAATTTTGATGTCATCGACCCGCGACTCTTCCTGGTCAAACCCTTCAAAAACAATATCGCCCGCAAAACCAATTTCACTCGTTAAGTCTTTAGGCTTTTGCTGGTTGTTGGTTCTATTAAAAAATGCCACTGGTTATCTCCTGTCTCAGCGGCTGCCTTCCTCAAAAGAAAATTGCGGTTACTCAGCCGCAATTCATAGCTTGATTATACCACATAATCATCATCCGACCAATCTTCTTCATCTTCGTCGTCTGCACTTCTTTTTTCGTGGTACGCTCCGCTCTCATTGAATCCATCAGAGTCTTGACCTACCCCCTCCACCAACAACAGCTTCACCGCATAAGCCACTGCGTCAACCATATCATCATGAGTGCCCTTCGGAAATTCAATCAACTGCTCGCGTAACGCCTGACCGTTCTGAATGTTTCTCACAGTGTATACCCTGCCCGCCTCAAAGAATCGGCTCACCGCCAGCAGTCGCCGCACCTTGTCTTTATCGGGCTTCAAGCCAGTGACGGGTAGTCCCTCCAGCAAATCCCGAAACACCAACCCTAGCACGCCCTCCTCTATACCAATCACCTGCGGTTTGTATATTTCATCAAGCTCTTTAACCGTCTTGGCAGTGACGCTCGGCGAGATTCGTTGGTTGCGTATTGCACGTATATAAACATTGCCATCAGTATATAGATCGGCAACAATCATAGCGGTAAAATCGGCTGTTTGGCGCTCACTGGCAGCAGGATCGATTGTCAGTACCCTCGCCAGCCGCGTATACTTGCCCGGTACTTGACTTGGCTCGCACTCTTTAATCCAATCAGGCTGAATGATGGCATCCTCTTCGCTGAACGGCTTGTGTTGATACTCCTGCGCAAAAGTAATGCTTCCAATGAAATCCTGATCGCTCGGGTCATCTCGCATAGCCCTCAGCTTCTCTAGACTGCGGTGTTCCGGCCACAAAGCCCGCTCCGTGCCGTCCTCCTCGGTGGTGATTGCGTAAAACGCCCGTGTATGCCAGCTCTTAAACACATCTTGCTGTTTCATTACCTTATTTACGAGGCTGTCAAAGTGAAGAATCGTACCGATGATAACAGCTCGCCCGCCTCTAGCTAATGCTGGTATAGCCGCCTTAGTAAACCAATGGTACAGCTTCTGGCGTTGCTCGGCGCTCTTGATGTTTTCGTCGTTCTCGATGTCGTCAAATATCATCAGCGTCGGTCGGGTGTGCCGGTGGCGAATACCACGGATTTTCATACCAGAGCCTTTAGCGGCGTACTTAATGCCATTGCTCAGTACGAATTCGCCATCCTGCCAATCATCGCCTCTCATATTGCCGAACAGCCACTTGATTTTCGGATTGTGTTCAAACTCATCTTTTAGTGCGTTGATAAACTCGGCCGCTTGCGTATACGTATCGCTGATTATCACCACGAACTCTTCCTGCTGAAAACACCCAGCCCACAGCGGATACGTCATATCCACCGTGGTGGACTTTGCATGACCACGCGGCGCAATAACGCCAACTCGTCGATTGTCCTTGTCGCTGATCAGGTCTAATATCTCTTTATGGAATGGTGGCGTTTCTAGTGGAAAATACGGCCGTGCGATGAACCAGCCGAAAAGGTGAATATTCTCCCGCCGCTTGAATATTGCCAGTAGATAACGGCGTAGCTTGTCGTGGTCAGTGTCCCAATATTTATCGCAAAGCCGCAGAATATCCGCTCTGGTGAGATTATTCAAAGATGGCTGCCTTGAGCTCGTCGTCATCAATATCACCTTCCTCTTTCGCTTTTCTCAGCTTCAGATCTCGCTCGTCCCTCCAGCCGCAGACGTTTTTCATAGTAAAGATAGTAAAGCTTGGCGGCGCAGCACCGCTCAAAGCCACGTCGACGATGAACTCGCGCTGTAGATCTTTGGCGGTATCGTAGGCTTCGGCAAATTCTGGATACTCAGCACACCAATTTTTCAGCGTATTGCGGTGAACGCCAATTTTTCTGGCAAAGCCTTCAAACCACGGGAAACGTTGCGGCAGGCGGCGCGAGACGTATTTGCCGCCCTCAGTGCCGGTTATTTCCTGCTCTCTAATAATTTCCAGCGGCTCGATTGAAAAATAGTCAATGAGCTGCTGGCAATACTCTGGCTTATATTTCGTCGGTTGTCCTGGTTCTGGCTGCTCAGGCTGTTTTGATGGCTTGACAGGCGGCTTTTTTGGTTTGTCCTTAACAATCCCGCGCAGTTGCTGCTTCGGGGATTTGCGGCTAGACTGCTTGCTGCTTCGCCTGTTCCTGCGCGTCATTTTTCGTGCTGCCATGATAATTTCTCCAAGTAAAAAAGCGGCTCTTTCGATCCGCAATTCTATGGTTATTATAACATAAAGATAATCCGCCCAATGAGCGGGCGGATTAGAGCTCGTCGCAACTTAGATAAGTTGCTTATCATAGAGACGCCTTAGCGGGACTATGATTTTTGCTGGCGACTAAACCAGTGTCTTGAGACTATCACGATTCGTTAGATTTGGCAATATCTACAACGATCAACCGACGTACGTATTCGCTGATAGTTAGATTTAGATCTTTGGCGCGCTTAACCATCTGTTCGTGATCGCTTTCTGAGATTTTAATGTGGATGCGTTTATTCTTCAACTAACAGCTCCTCTCGTCTTTTAGCTGGAACAGCGAGCCGATCAGCCAGTAGTCAGCGTTGTTCAGACTGTCTCGCCTCTCGACCAGCCTACGCTCCATTATCCAAGCCTTCATCAACTCCCTTTCTTTATCACTGATTTTGACGGTGGGGTAATGCCTAATCTTATAAAAAGCGTGTCTCATGACGGCGTGGTCGCTGGTTAATTGATTTTTGCTAGATTTTTTACTTATTCTTTGAAACACTGATTTCTTATTCATTTCAATACCCTTTCAATTATTTCATTATTTATCGATAAACCCAATACGGGATTAGCATTTCGCCTTCAACTTCCTTGATCGAGCCTTTTGGAATCCAGGTCAATTTAGCTGCAAACTTTTGAGTAAGGTCGCTATTGTATTCGCCGGTAGTTGCGCAATCCTCAATTGCGATTGCTTTTTCAGTCTCTTTTACGATTTCCTTAGGAATACAGTCCTCAAGGGTCAAGCTTTTGCTGTCATCTCGCTTTCGGCTCATGTTCTTGTAGATGATTTTCCCGACATATTCCATTTTGGCTGTCCTTTCATTTAGTTTAGTCGCCAGCTAGAGTGTTGTGCTGTCGCGCCTTGATTTTGACTGCGCCGCTTCCTTTCTAACTGTCTTTAGTATAGCAAACGTGTTGTCAAACGTCAACACTTTTTGCAGAGATTCTTAGACTTTTTCGTAAAACCTGTGGAAAACTAAGAAGCGACCGCAAATGGCCGCTTCTTTTAGGCGCACACATATTATTGACGTTTACGCCCATTATGTTTTAGATAGCTTGATTTATCCACGTCATGAACTAAAGTCAGCTCATAAGATTTTCTAGTAAAATACTTAATAGTATTGCCGACGATGAGTTGCGGATCGTATTTAACCACGAACACACCATTCTTATATCCAACAACTACACCCACTACTACTCTGCCATCTTTATCAATATTTCGAGCGAACGCCACTCTGTCGCCGATTTTTATTGTGCATTTTGATGCCAGTACATCTCGCTCTCGCTTACGCACATTAGCCATCGCCTTAATATTTCTAATTAGCCCCACTTCAAGCCTCCTTATTACCTTTACTCAAATTACAATTTCTATGTGCCAACTGACAGTTCTCAATCGTCGTCAAGCCACCCTTACTGATTGGGACGACATGATCAATCGTACAATCTTTCATTGTTTCAATCGGCTTGTCGCAGAGTGAACATATTGCTCCATTCTTATTTATTAGCTGCTTACGGATAAACTGCGTAGTGCGAATTTCTTTCAATCTGTAAACTCTAGGTGTCGGCGTTTTGTAGTTGCGTCCTTTGATCTTACGCTTCATTAAACATACCTCTCAATCGTTCGATTGCCCCTGCCTTTTCGACGAAATAACAACCAGCTCGTCAAACGGCAGAATAAACGTTTGACGAAAGATTGACAAGCCCGTATCAATAACCGCCTTTCCGTCTCTTAAGTTCTATGGCAAAGCGTCTGCCATTGGCAAATATCAGATAATCTGGAAAACCACGGCTAACACCAGCGCGCTTCATTCTGACTGCCCTGGCACGTGCCCTAGGGTCGCTGCCAGTTTCGTTGGGAATGTGTGTAAACTTATAGCCTTTGAGCCGTAGATATGCTGCTAGAGCTTCGGCTTCTTGTTGTTCGGTAGGAATCCTATCAGCGTCGACTGTCATTTTTATGACCCCCTTTGAGTTTCTCCATCTCTTTCATCCACTGATGAAACTCTATCTCCTCCTTGATAAACTTCAGAGAGGCGACAATCCCAGCTAGTAGAAAAGTGATGATTAGAGCTATTGTGACAAACATAGTTTACTCCTCCGGCAACTCAGGGTTTTCGTGGACATTGCCGACGACCTCGCAATTCAATTGATTAGTATCGCAATCATGGTAAACTCTTCTCAGGTTGTCCCAGGCTCTAAATTTTATTTCACGCATCTCTCAAAACTCCATAATGGTTACTTGGTATTTCATTGCCGCCAGCTAGAATGAGTAGGTGAACAACATCTTTTAGTTCTCGGTTGTCGTGAGCGCTACGAATATATGTCGCTGGATTATCGTAATGATGATCGTTTTCCTTGATGTGCTGCTCGGCAGCTTTGCCGGTAAAGTACATGACCGCGCCATAATCTTTGCCGGCTTTGTTATTATCTAGGATCGTCCACATCGGCATATCAGTGGATCGATTATCTTGATTGACCAGCTCATCGCTCAGTGCTTTAATACGCCACAGCAGGGCTTCTTCAGCTGGATTTTCTGCTATGATTTTCATTTAGATTTCCTTTCCATCTTTATAGCACTTTGAGTATCCCGCTTCTCCACCGAGAGATTTACAACGAGCCCGCAACTCAATATGATCATCGAGCCCTCCGCTAGCAACGCCTAGGCTTACGGCCATCAGTAAGTTAAATATCACCAATATCGCTAAAACCAGTAAAACTATTGGCCCTAATTTGGTTGATCGTTCACTATCTTTCATCATTCTCACCTCTGTTATTTTCGTTGATCGTTGGTTGATTGGCTATTGAGTAATGGCCGTCTTTATCTAACATGCCGTATCTGTGTAAAATGCTAAAGGCTGATTCTATAACCGATGATCCACCTGTAGCATACACGCCATCACCAATCACGTAGCCATATTGATACACTACTTCCAATGCAAAATCGACCAATTCTTCATGCAACTCTCGTTCGTTCCTATCGACAATTTTTTCGATATCGGCAAGAGTAGAGAGCTTTAGACTATTCCATTTTGCAGCTGAGTTGGGTTCACTATTAGAACCGCAACAGCCGCAACCAGCAAAAGCTCTAGCTGCAAGCCCTCTAAAATTACACTCTAAGCGATGATCTATTTTTGATTTGACACTAGATATCATTGACATCTCCTTTCTCTATGTCCACAAAATTAGTGGTTTAGTTGACGTTTACCGTCTCCTTGATAGCTCTAAAAATCTCCATCGCCACCTGCGGCACTATTGCGTTACCGTAGGCTTTGATTGATTCATTCCGCCACTTGGCGAAGCTATAGGAAATTCCGTCCACTTCTCGGGGAAGCCCATCATCCATTCCGGCATTGCAGGTTGAAGCCGCAACTTCTCGCCAGTCTCGATTCCAGTCGGGCCTACTGCGTCCCTGATTTTGACTCCAAACCTCTGACCCTTGGCGTTCGTCCTCAGCCACCTGCCATTCTCTATCTTGGCATCCTTGCAAACCCCACCCTCGTAATCGCTCGCTACTGGTGTCGGTAGTATTATCGGGATTGATTTCCCATTTTTGCAGACCTTTAGTCCTTGAGTTTGTACGGTGGGCAATAATCCAGATCCTGTCTCGCCGATGCGGGGCGTTGACGGCGACAGCTGGAATAATAAACGGTTGGACTTCGTAGCCTTCGCTTTCCAAGTCAACGCACACCTGCTCGAGTACCATACCGTCGTTCCAAGTAACGAGGCCACGCACATTTTCAGCGACGACCCAGTCTGGCTTAACATTTTGTATGACTCGAAACATATTCGGCCACTGATAGCGGTCATCTGCCGTGCCTTTTCGTCGTCCAGCTTGGCTGAATGGCTGACAGGGGAAGCCTCCTGTGAGTATAGTGAGCGTTTTGTTTTCGTCGCCCCTAGCTCCACTGCACAAGTTAGATCGTCTCTCGGCTTCTGGTTCAGCGACGCTACTCTTACGTCTCTGGCTGTCGGTGTCGGCAACAAGGTCGGCGATATCGCCGTAAAATGTCCCGTTTGGCCAGTGCTTTTTGAGGACCGCAGTGGGGAACTCTGCCCACTCGCAGAAGATGCGGTTAATTTTTGCTTCATTGAATACCTCCTCCAGCGCCAGCGAAAAACCGCCTATGCCCGCGAATAAATCATAGTGTGTTATGTTCATTTGTTGTCCTTAATATTTCATAACCTTTTCAACCGCATAACTGGTTGGCTATATAAGCAGCTAGGAAAAAACTCACACGGGACTTAATTTACATCTGCCCGTTATCAGCTAATACAGGTTAGGAATCTGCACTTACCGCGATGAGCAACTAGTAATTGCTAGTTCACTACTTATATAGCCAATTAGCAACACCAGGTGTATAGCACTAACATGTTTGTTAATTTAGGTATTTTTGCCAGATGAGGCGACGGTCTGTTTTCGCTGCTTCAGCAGGGCCAGTTTCTTATGCAACCTAGTCTTTATTTGGTTTAAAGTAGTCATGGCGCTTAGTAAATAACCTTATTTTCTAATTTTCTTCGTTAGTTATCGCTCGCTGTTTACGTTTGCGGCGCTGCTTTTTGCGGAGTGCTTTTTTAGTCATTTGGATTCTCGATCGTACCGCCAAGCAGTTCAAGTCGCTTGATGAATTCATTTTCAACGTTGTCATCGTCAAGCATAGAACTATACGCTTCAAAGCTAATATCAATCTCAAACTCTTTGCTATACGAAGTCAGAGGATATTTTATTCGATAATTAAGATCAAACCGCTTACCGTCAATACCGGCTTTAATCAGTCTGTATTCATGCTTACCGATCCAGATCGTTTCTGGAATTGTGAATGGTATTCCCATCTTTACAGCCCCACGATCCACAATATCAACTTGACAAAGACCGCCATGATGACTACCGCCACCAGCGAAACTAAAATCCCGCCAATCAGATAGCCCATGATATACGTCACCTTTTTCATTTTGTCGTTCACAATTCCTCCTTTATGGTTTTACTTAGCCTCTCGAAGCTGCGGGCTCTTACTATTTACACCCACCAGAGGTGCGGATAGCGTCAAAAAGATACTAGGTGCTTTGCTAAAGCTATCCTAAAATTGCGATACTACCCGCAGCTTAAAGAGGCTAAATTGTTAACATACGATGTTTCAGCACGCTGTCACACACCCTGCCGCTGTAATTCCTGGCGCAGTAGCCGGCTCTCTATCAAATCGTCATTCTCAGTCTTGAGACGCTTATCTGCTAACACCGACACCTCATCAACAATATCGATATCCGCCAGCATCATCTGATCGTAAAACCAGTTACCGAGCTCGAACCTGTCACAAAAATCAGCAATAGACGATTCGCTATTCTCTAGCTCGAAGGCCATTTCAGTTAGGCTGTCAGACGCATAGTCCGATAGCACTTCTTTAATTACTCTATGCATTAAGCTTAGATTCATCACTTGTCCTTTCTGCGTTTACTAGTCCTACCACCCTTTGCACCTGCAATACGCGCAAGCTCAGGATTGGCAGCGAAACCGCCAGTATGACCATTACGGCCACCTTTTGCGCCGATCTTCGCATAAAAATTTGGGTCTTTTTGAAGGTTCTTTTGTGCAGCCTTAAGGCCGCCCGCTTTTGTTCCTGCCATTACTAGCATTCTCCCTGCCTATTCTCAATCGCCCCTCTCTCCGGGAGAGCGCGATATAGGTTGTTAATGTTATTCTGTTCTGCCTATTTCTTCCTCAACGTATACGCCGCCGATGTCGAATATCGAACGGATGGCATTAGCCTCTGCACACTTCGCTAGCATTACTCGCGGCATGGTTTTCCACGTCCCCATAGCATCGCCAGCGCGGTACTTACCGTAGTTGTCGTCAGAGGTATGAGTTTTGGCAAACTCGTCATAATAGGCTGTGTATTCGCCAATTTTCACCGCCTCGTATGAGCCGTCAAATCTGCCAAATACTTCTACCGTCGCCGAATCCAGCTTGGTTTTTTCAGCGTCCTTGTAGTCGAAGACTGCTTTGCCGGTGTAGGCGTATGTCGGGTTTTTCGAACGGCGCGCCAGCGAGCGTAAGCCGTGAATACTAACGATTGGCTCCAGCTTTTCGATCCACTGACCGTTTACATTTTGACGCTGATACACTGCGTAGACTTCCTTCTTCAGTGGGTTCAGGTTGTATTGACCACATACCAACATGAAGTAAGCTAGGTCTTCGATAGGCCGTATTTTGCCCATCTTGTCGACTCCCAGCAGATTGCGGTGGATATTACCGAGCACTTTTTCTTTATTCAATCCCAACGCCCAGTCGCCGACATATTTTGCTATGCCAGCGTATTCTTTCTTGACGCTAGGCTTCGCGACTTTCAAGCTGCTCTGCTCTTTCATTTACTACCTCCTTCAATCGGCGAGAAGCACTGCACTCGCACTGGTTTAACCATTCCTGAACCTAGGTAGAGCATGTCACCCTTGCCGAGTAGTCGCTCACCTCCGGATTCATCTAGGATGATCTCCGAGTTCTTGGCGGTTGCTGCTCTCAAGCAAGCCTTAACTGGACAGTTAGCCTTGATAATTGGTGCTACAATATCTGCGCTTGGTCTCTGTGTAGCGATAATCACATTGATGTTCGCTGAGCGACCTTTCTGCAAGATTCGTGCCAGGTTGGTCTCTAATTCCTTTCGAGTATCCCTGGTGTAATTCTTGAACTTCGGCTCGCCGTTCTTCTTGTAGCCATCAAAAACTTCTTCAACTACCTTGCCGGTCTGCATAATCAGATCAGCATACTCGTCGATAACCAGCACTTTGCGTTTTGCGTCAACCTGCTTCTCTCGATAGCGCTTATCCATCAAGGCCGTCAGGTGCTCGACCAGGCGTAGCGCAACCTCAACTTCCGACACGACTTCCCTGCCTAGATCATCAAAATCCAAGCCTTTCATGTCGACGATTATCACCTCGCAATCATCTAGGCTCTGGATGATATTGCGGATGAAAACCGATTTACCGCTACCAGTTTGACCGCCAATCAGCATGTGTGGCATTTTGGCGATGTCGTCATAGATGACGTTGTTCATAGTGTCGACACCGATTGGTATTTGGTGGCTACTGCCTTTACCTTCAAACGTCGGGAATGACTGCTCGTGCGGTACTTCGATGCCGACAGTCTGCGTGCCGTAAATCGGCGCAATCACGCGAACCGCCTCAGAGCCGAGCGCCAGCGATAGATCGTCGCCTAGTCCCGCCAGCTTTGACATTCGCACGCCGCGGTTAGGTTTTAGAATGTACGTGTCGACAGTATTGCTCTTGATCGTCTCATCAATCCTGCCGCCAACACCAAACTCGTTTAGCTTCGACATGATTCGTTCGGTTTCCGAACCGCCCTCTTGCGCAATGTCGTCTGCCACTACCGTGTTGACTGGCGCGAACTTTTCGCGTCGTTCTGTCGTGTGTACGGTTCTGACGGTGATACCTTCCATTTGCGCCACGATATGCATCGATTGCGCACCGTTCATCATGTCACGCGGGTTTGGAAAGTAGGTAGCGTTAGGATTATCCGTGTAATCGCTCACCGATTTAATCACTCGACCCATGATATCGTCAGCTTCGGCTAGGTTCTCGGCATTCAGCACGTAGTCTTTGATCTGCGGCTGACCATCGCGATTGATGGTCTTCTTAATTTCCTTAAAAACCACTCGGCTGACAGGCTTTTTGTATTTATACTCAGCCAGCTTTGAATAAATCCAGCCCTGTATAATGTATGACCAATTCTCAGTCTCTTCGTCGGAATAGTTAGTGACGCTCTTCCAGTCGATGACTTCCAGACTGTCTCCCAAGTCGAGCACGAGATCGATATAGCCCTTCATTGGAATCTTCTTATTCATCACCGATAGGTTGCATTCAATCTTGTCCTCGACAGCCAAAACATTGTCGTAGGTCGGCAGTTCATTGATGACTGTCGTCGATAGCTTCTGATATTGCTCGATGATCTTCTCGCGACTACCAGTTTTGCCGTACTCGATCTCATAATCTGCGACATTTTCAATCGCCTGCAATCCTGCTTCCAGAGCCGTCTCAAACGATTGACCCTTCATTCGCTGCTCAATCATCTTATGCATGGCAGAGCCGACAACCATCGATGGCGATGACGGATCGTCATAAACCTTGGCGATGTAGCGCTTCTTGAATTGGATCTGGTTGTTCAAAAAGCACATTATCGCTGATGGAGATAATACTATTCGATCCACTTATGCCTCCCCCGCTAATACACGGTCGAGAAACGTCGGATCGATTAGGTTTTCTAATTTCTCCAAAATCTCACTTTCACTCATTTCACTTTCTCCTTAAAATTAGTAGCATTTCACCTTGCCGTTCAGGCATACGCTCCACGCCTTCCATCCGCTTGAATCCCACTTGCTGCGTGCCGCATAAATCTTATACGCGAGCGCCACATTGTGCTCTGGCTGGTATCGCCTGTCTGTCGTGTCGTGGATTGAGTTGACCTGGAATAACCCAGCGTCATTCGTTCCATTTGTATTGCGCCCCAGGGCGTTTGTCCGGCATCCACTCTCAGCCTTCATCACTGCCATAGCGATATCCACATTCCAGTCGTATTTAGCGACCAGCGGTCGAAACCTCTCGCAGACACCTGCGCCAGCTGCCCCCACGGCAGCTGGCGCAGGTGTATGAGCTTCGACCGCCGCGACCTTAGGCTTCAGTAGCGCCGGTCGCACGCTCGCTACTTTACGGCTTTTAACTGTTGAATCTGCTCAGAGATTCTTGCTTCTAGCTGGCTGTTTTTGGATTCCTGGTACTTCACTCCCAGCCCGAATCCAATCACGCTAGCGATCAGTGCCACGATGGTAACAGTTTTAATGCTTTCAATAACGTTTTTCCAATTGATTTTTTTCATAGTGTTTTCTTCCTTTTTATGTTTAGATTTTTTAGTATTTCCAAGCTGCCCAGGTGCCGGTGGCTTGCTTGGTTTCTGATGCTGAATTTTCGTCAGCTCATATTCCAGGATGTCTTCGTTAATAGCTGTCTCCTTTCTTGGTTAAATATCCCCCTGAGAAGCCAGCTGTCTATGTCGCCACTTGTATAATTTCTTTGGCCGATCCGCTTAAGTTTCGCAAAGTTCAATCATTGATAACTCTCAGAAGCCGCTACAAACAACAATCGAGCGACCTCGTTCAAGCCATCAAAAGAGGGGCGAGCCTTTGCGATGCTCGCCCCTCTGAAATTGGGTCTAACCTAAAAAATCACCGCAAAGGTGATTTACGAAGTGCCAAATTGTTCAAAAAAAGAACTCTCTGATTAACAGAGAGTTTCTATAGTACTAGTATACTAGAAATATGACACAAATTGTTATTATTCATGGCGGCGACAGTTTT